AGTTTTTGCTTCACCAATAATTTCATTGTTTAATTGAAAATTCTTTTTCTTTTTTGCATCTGATGCTTTTTTAAGAATCATCATCACAAGAACTTTTTTTTTATCATCTTCACTACCAAATTTTTCTGCTGATTCATCCAACCCCTCATCACTTTGCAAATAGTCAGAAGCAGTATCAATATAATCTGCTGCTCTTGTAATTTTAGATTGAACCCAAGCAGGAAGTTGTGCGTCAGATTTTTTTACTTTTTTGCGAAGTGCTTTAATTGCTCTCTCCATTTGGTCAAGTTCAACATTTGCCATATAACCTTCATCGTCTTTTCTCTTGCCACTTTCAATTTCTTTATGGTCTTCAGAAATGTTCGGATTAATCTCAATGACTTCTGAGTTAGTCCCTTGCATTACATCAATTTTATCTTTTTTATTTTCTTTTTTTGAACTCTTATCATTCTTTAACTCATCAATTTCAAATAAAAATTCTTCTCTCCAATTTGAATACTCTTCTGCCATTCTTTGTTGTATCAAACCTGCTCTAATTTTTGGATTCCTTCTTGCTCTTTGCCCCAAAGTTTTTGCATTTGGTCTTGAAGGACTTTCGGGTACACCACCAGATGGTGGAAGTCTTTTAGTTGCAGGAACAAGTCTTTTAGTTGCAGGAACAAGTCTTTTTTGTTCTGGATTGCTTTCGGGACTTACTGTTTCTTGTGATTTTGGTTCTGATGTTTTTGGTGCTGGAATTCTTCCTGGTTTTTTTCTTTCTCTTGGTTTTTCTGGTTGATTTGAAGTGAATTTGGTTTCTAATGCTTTTTTATATTCTTTCTTTGCTCTAAGATAACCAGGAACATTAATTGCAGCCTTTGTTAATCCACCTGCAAGAGAACCTAAATTACCAAGTGCTTTCATAGTAGCAGTTGCTCCACCTTCTTCCGCACCAATTTCTTGTGTTTTAACCCCTTGAACTGCAGATTTAATTCTTTCTTTAGATGCTTGAAGATTTTTTTCTTTTTGCCTTACTAATTTTTGTTTTTTATTTTCCTCCTCCTGTCTTCTTTGCTTTTCAATTTCTTGCTCTCTTGTTGCTTGACGACGCTCAAGATAATCCAAATATCTAGAATCTTTTTTATCTCCTTTCTTTTGTGAAGTTCCTTTACCTAAAGCAGCAGAACCTTTCAGTGCCGTTTTGGCAATCTTCAATCTTCTCTGTTTTTCTGCCTCTCTTTCATCTCTGATTTTTGCTTCAGAAATAATCTCTTCCCAATCCTTCATTTCTTTGTGGATAATTTTTTCCTACTGATATTTATGTTTTTCTTTGGCATAGTTTCTTTCACTTCAACATCAGTATAAGAAACTACTGGATGTTTTGGAGTTGTTTTTTGTGCGTGCTCTCTGTAATTGCAGGTTCCAACCTCATAAACTTCACGAACATCTTTCAACCAATTCTTAAACATCTTTCCATCTTCAGTTACACAAATCAAGTAATTAGAACCTCTGCGAAATATTTTTCCAACCAGACCACTACTCAAACTTTCCACAAATGTACCAACTTCAAAAAGACCATTATTTTTATAATTCCATCTTAACCCATCATAATCAAGTTCTGGGACTATCTTCCATACTTCTGTATCTTCAGTGACATTCATAGATTTTGATACAATATTAAATATTTTCTCTTTATCTGCCCGACTTATTCCAGAAGGAAGTCCCTGAACAAATCCAGCAAAATCTCCTATTGCTGCAGAAGTTCTCATTTTTGCAGAAGAACCAGGGTCTTCAATTTCACTATCAGGGTCTTTAACACCAGCAGATATAACTTGAATACTATTAAACTGATAATCCTGCCCTTCTCCCTTATGAACTAAACTTTGAAATTCACCCAATCTATCTTGCCCAACAACAATCACAACATCAGTATATCCATCATTATAAATTGAGATTAAAGAATCAAAAACAGTTCTGGTTTCTTCACTATCAACAATATAATCAGAATATTTTTTAAACATCATCCTCATAAGAGAAATTTTTGTTTTAGGACTCAATGGATTTGATTGACCATCTTGAATTCTACTTGGGTATATTCTATATTCATAACCCATTCTATTAGCAGTATTATATCCTGCTCTCAATAATTGTTCGTGATTTTTAGATGGAGGATTAAATCTACCAAGAACAATTGCAATACCATTTGCAGGTTGTTCTGTTGGAGAAGTTTCTGTTGAAGTTGTCTGCTTTGTTATTTGGGGATTGCCTTTTTGCCCCTTTGCTTCTTCCCCAGGAATGCCATCTTGTGACTTAGTATCACCTTGTCCAAAAAACTTTAATTTACCATTTACTGTTTTCGCAACAAAATTTCCTTGCTTATCGTACCAATCCCCGTGCCCGTTTCCGACGAGACCTCGGTTTTTTGCTTCGGTAGATGCAAGGGTTTCTACTGCTTCTTTTACAAATTGAGCAAAACTCTTCATTACTACTATAGTTTTTAAATATTTATAATTTACTATGTAGTAGATTAATCAAATCTCCTCTATCCAAACTATATTGACTCGCAGCAAGACTTGCCGATTTAAAGGTCAAAGTTGGACTATAAGTTCTACCAGATATACTTGTTTTTCCCCTTATAATCAATTCAGCAGTTGTGGGTTCAAAAAACGGTATGTTTATTCCTAAAATTCCTCTGAGATTTTTCACATCATTACCAAGAATGTAAAATCCACTCCCTTTAACTTGAATGTAATAAATTCCTTTAGAATTGTAATAGGATTTTATACTATCAACAATTTTTGGTCCTTGGACTAATGTTTTTGTCGGAAAGGGATTTGGTTTTCCTGATGCTTTTTGAAGCATCTTTTCATAATAAAGAACTTTGCTAAGTTGTTTGTTGTTTACTGCCAATCTCAAATCCTCTGCAGTTATATTTTTATTTGGAAGTTTCCAAGCATTTGCTATTAAACCACCAACATCATAAGTATTGAAAAGATAATTATATAAAGCAGAGATTTCAGGAACTTCATCTCTTTTAGTTGAGGGAACCCAAGAAACTCCATTAAATGTCACTGCTTTTTGTCCAAAATCTGCTCCTGTAGTTGTCTTTGCTTCAATTAATAATCTTTGTCCAGGATTATTAACGGAAGGTATTTTTATATCTGGACCAGAACCAAACCCGGCAGTTGTTGGAATATTTGAATATACTGCTTTTAATTTATTTCTGAGTGAAGTCTCGTAATTTCTTCCTGCTGCGGCTGCTTGTGCAGACATTAAAAAAACCCCTTTGATTTTCCTTTATTTAGAAAATCAAAGGGGTGTTAATCATTCTTTTTTAATTACTTTTTCTATACTATCATCAATATCTTGTATAATTGCACGAATGTCGGAAATACGAGGGGGAATACTCACTTCATCATAAGTGTATCCTTTTTGCGAATCAAACAAGATTTGACGAACTGCAGCAGCAGAACGAACATCCATCTTTATTGTTACTTGTTTTTCTTTAGTCATCGGTCGTCAGCAGAACGGTTTTCAGAAAAGTATGAATCAAAAGCACCTTCAGGATAACGTTTGAGAAGTTTATGCACATTGCGAGCAACAACATCGTCAAGAGTAACACCGAGAGCAATACAAGCTTGAGCAACATACCACATAATATCTCCCAATTCGATAATCAGGTGCTCACGATTGTCCTCATTATAAGGTTTGCCTTGAAACACCATCTTCTTAACGATTTCCATAAACTCACCACCTTCGGCATTGATACCAACAGAGGCAGTCAGGAGTCGTTCAATATTAGCACCTTTCTCATCCAGTTCAACTAGACGATCCGAGAGAGCAAGAAAGTCCTTAGATGCATCAGAAGTTACGGCATCTACAAACTCAGCATACTTATCAAAATTAACGTGTTTAGTTTCCATTAAAATTTAAATCCTTCAAACGACTTTTTAGGTTTCTTGTCTTCAGCATCATTATACTCGTCTTCGTTTCCAGAGTCAAGTATGTCTTTTTGAGCACTTTGCTCTACATCATACAAACGCATTTTTGCCCTATCAATCCCAACCACAAATCTCTTGTTCATAGTTGGGTCATTATATCTATTCTTCAGTTGTTTCACCATAATCTGCCCAAGTTGTTCCAACTCTTCTGTGCTAATAAGGGCAAACATAAGATCAGCAGTAGCAGGAAGACCAAAGGACTCAGAAGTATCAGTAAGGTCAGGGTCAGAGCTAGAAAAACCACTACGAGTAGTTTGGGTAGCTGAAACAATTGGAACATTTGATTCAACTGCAAGACCACGAAGTTCTTCTGCAATTGCTTTAACATATGAGTAAGAATTGACTGAAAAATTACTCTTATATCGTGAGGACCCACAAATATTAAGGTAGTCAATAAAAATAATATCAGGTTTAAATGATTTCTTAAGAGAGAGTTCATTTAGAAGTGCTCTGAAATGTCCTGCGTGTGCAGAAGCAGTTGGGTACTCTTTGATAATCAAAGTTCCTTGTGTCTTCTTAGCAATATTATTTACCTTTGTGTCAAACATCATTTTTGGTAATGTTTCAATATCTCTGATATTTACATTTAAAAGGTTTGCGTCAATTCGTTCAGCAATTTTCTCTTCTGCCATTTCAAGCGTAATGTACAATACGTTCCGTCCTTGGAGCAAGACGGAGCTAGCCATATGGCACATGAATAAAGATTTCCCGACACCCGTACCAGCAAGTGCGATATTAAGAGTTTTATTAGGAAGACCCCCTTTGGTAATTTTGTTAAAATATTCCAAATCAAATGGGATTTTGTCTTCTT